CAGGCGGGTCTTGTACGAGGCGACGTTGATCAGGCTGGCACTGGTCACGCCCGTAATGCTGGGAGTCGTCCAGCTTGTGCCGTCGTAGTTCCGGACCGAGTCGGCACCGTTGCATAGCACGAGGAAGGCGCCGCCCGCGGTCGTGAAGTTGACCGTCTGCCAGTACGCCGAATTGAGGCTGGAAACGACCGCAGCGCCGACAGCGCCGGCCGCCGTGATCTCGTAGATATCGGTGGACTTCGCGGCGAAGAACTTGCGGCCAGCCGGCCCTGCCCACTCCATCAACGTGCCAACCAGGGCGCCGATGCCAGTCGCGTGGCTGGTGTGGCCACCCCTGATCTGGCAATAGCCCGGCTTGGGGAACCAGTTGTCCAACAGGAGGGCCTCGTCCTCCTTCAGGGTGGCAATGCCCTTCTTGAGCTGCAGGCCCTTCACGGGGGCCGGGATCGTGGTTGATCCCATCATGGGCCGGGGGCGGCGGGCGCGCTGCGCAAGCATCAGGGGATGATCCTGTAGTCACCGAACTGCAGGCCCGGCAAGCGCTCGAATGGGACGTTCTTCATGTCGATGATGCGGCGCGGCTGATCAGCCGCCAGTGCCTGCTGCACCTCGAATGTGTACTTGTCGTAGTCTGTTTCCCAATCCAGCCCGCGGTTCTGGCGGTAGCGCCAGATGACACCCAACCCCATCAGGCGCTCGTCAAGTCGGCCGGTGTCCGTGTCGGCCGCCCATGCGTCCTGCGCCGTGCCGCCGGCCGACTGGCACCAGTTCTTGGACCGATACTCGTAAGCGCACGTATCGCCGGCTGCCGGCGTCGGCTGGATCAGCAGCGACGTGCCGCGAAGATAGAACGTGCCGTTGGCCGGGTAGGAATTGGCGGCCTTCCAGCGCTGCCATTCCTCGGGCGTGGCCGGCCCGTACATGCGCAGGCGCCGCGAGCGGTTCCAGAACGTATCGTCCACGAACCCCGCCCAGTCGGTCGGAATCGGCGTGTCCGTCTGCGTCTCGGCAGCAACCGTGGTGAACGTCTTCTCTGCCCGCAGGGCACGCCAGTCGCCGTAGCGTGCGAGTTGCTCGCCTTCCTCTTGGGCGAGTTCCAGCAACAGCAGCGTGGTCGCGTCCGTCGCCGTCGCCACGACGCTCGGCGTCTGGTTGATGACCTTGCGCGAGACGCGCCGGACCATGCTCAGCAGGGACATCAGCCGCCCTGCCAGTTGAAGGCACCACGCCACTGCTCAGGCAGATAGCGCGGGTCCAGATTGGCATCGTAGGGCGCAGGCTGGGGAGCCATGCCCATCGGCTCTGGGCCGCCCCACCCCTGCCCGCCGGCCATTGGCGCAGGCGCAGGCTGCGGGGCTGGCTGCGGCATTGGCTGAGGCTGCGGAGCGGCCGGCGGCGGCGCCATTCCGGCAGCATCGAAGGCCGGCAAGCCATGCGAAGGCATGTTCTGGCCCATCGGCATCTGGGGCGGAGGCAGCGCGACCTGCTTGTCCGGCTCGTTGCGCAGGCCGGTGAACGGCACCATGAACGGATTCGGCCCAAGGCCCGCGATCAGACGCGCCAGCCGCATCGTGTCAGCCATCGGTGTCCTCCTTCGGCTTCTTCGCCCGCGCCTTGCGCGCCGCGCGTTCTTCCTCGAGTTCCTTGGTGAGCATCGCCACAGCCTGCTCGAGTTCGGCCACCTTGTTCGCGGTGGCGCTCTGATCCTTGCTGCCGACGAAAGCCTTGGCCTTCATGATCAGGTCGTTGGCACCCATTCCCAGCTTCTGGCGGATGGTGTCCGTCGCCGTCGCGATGTCCTCGACGGTGAACAGGCCCAAATCCTGGCAGGCCCTGATCTGCCCCTTGGTGATCGCGGGCCACGACTCCAGCGGCAGGCCTTCGCGCTCGATCTTGTTGTGCTTCTTCCAGTTCTCGTAGAGCGGCTCGAACCAAGCGTACACGTCCGGCTCGAACTTCTTCAGCTTGGGGATCTCGTCCTCGCGCTCGTACTTCTCGGCGCCCTTCTTGCCGAAGCGCACCTTGTGGACCTCGATCAGGTTGCCATCCGCGCCCGGCTTGTGGTCCCGCCAGATGTCCAGCACGAACAGCGCGATCTGATTGCGGTCTTCCGGCCGGGCATTGGCCATGCTGAGGTCTGACATTCAGGCTCCTGGGTTGCAAAAGAGTGGGCGGGAAGCCCGAAGACCTCCCGCCCGTCCCGCTACATCGGGAACGCACACATGACGATCTTGGCCGAAGCGTCGATCGCGTAGGCGCAGATGGAGTCGGTGACCGCCGCCGACACGTCGAGCGTGCCGTCCGTCGAGCCCGCCGGGGTCAGCGCGTTGCCATCCGCACCCGCCGTCAGCGCCGTGGTCAGGGTCGCCGGGCCGGTAAGCTGCACCCAGCCATAGCTGCCCGACGTGATGACCGACTGCAGGACGCCCGCGCCCACGTTGGCCGAGTCGGACAGGTCCGACGTGACCTCGGTGGTGGCGCCCGCCGACGTGCCGCCGGGCGCGTAGTAGTAGCAGACGTTGCCTGCCACCGCGGCAATCGTGCCGGCGCCGCTGTTGTACTTCACGAGCTTGTAGAAGTACCCGTTGTAGTGCTGGATCACCTGCCCAGCGGTGAAGCCCTTGGCGGACAACTCGGTCGCGCTCAGGACTTCCGTGATGTTTGCACCAAAATCGCGTGCCATTGGTTTTCTCCTTTCGCCTCTGGCTTACGACGCATCCAGCAGGCGGCCCTGGCGGGCGCGATTGCTGCAGGTCAGGTTGCCCATGAACAGGATGGGGATGACGACGCCGTCCTGATTGACGGACATCTTCTCGTCGAACTCCGTCCAGTTGGCGGCGCGATGCACGGCCATCTCGAGATAGTCGGTGTTGATGAAGTACATCGTCTCGCCAGTGGCGGTGAAGTTCGTGTTCAGATCGTGCACCACGTCGGCGTCGAGGTACTTGATCGAGTCGAAGCCCCAGCCGGCCGACTTGGTCGACATGAAGCGCTGGTTGTCCTGCAGGGACTCCCAGTAGGCGGCGTAGAAGTCGTTGGTCGACACGATGAGGTCCGGCTTGTCCGTGCCGCGCACGCAGTTCAGCCAGAGCTCGTTCATGTAGCCCTTGATGTTCGACTTCGACCAAGCGTTGGACGACGGGATCTCCTTGAACTGGTTCTTCCACCAGGTGTAGGTGCCCGAGACGATGCCGCCGATCGTGCCGGTGCCATCGGTCGAGATGATGCCGCCGATGCCGCCCATCTGGTTCGTCAGCGCGCCGGTCGAATAGATGTCGACCGAACTGTTGTTCGCCGCCGTGCGGATCGCGTTCTTGAGCCGGGCCTTGGCCAGATCGATGATCTGGTTGCTGCCCGAGTTCATGCGCAATTCGCGGCCCGAGGCCACGACGTGCACCGCCGACTGCATCCAGTCGTACTTGGCCGCCGTCAGGACATCCGATGCGCTGATGTTCAGCGGATCGAAGCCCGAATAGCGCTGGAAGGTCGAGTTCTCGGCGTAGTCGAGCGGCCGGACGATCTCGTATCCGCCGTCGAGCTTCTTGATCTGGCCCTTCTCCTTGAGCCAGCGATAGAGGGCGTTGTGGTTGCTGACGTTGTCCGCGACATCGTCAGGATGCTCACGGAGGGTCGTGGTGACCATTTCCGTGAAGGTTGCATTGGGGGATGCCATTGTGCCCTAGTCCTTTAACTGCGCGCCTGTATCTCGCGGCCCACTCGGTCCATGGTATCCCACATGTTCTTGCCCTTGAGGGGAGCCGTGGGAGTCGAACCCGGACGCGTCGCCTGCGTGGCAAGCTTGGCGTCCTTCTTGGCTTTCTCCTTGGCCTCCTCAGCCGCCTTTTCATCGGCGGCCTTCTTGACCTCGGCGGCGACCTTCTCACGCGTTTCCGAGTGAGCGTTGACCGCCATGTTGTAGAGGTCCTTCAAATCCATGCCGGGTTCGAAGAGCTTGACCATCAGGTGTTCCACCGCGTCGTAGTGCGGCATGTCCTTCCTGGCGGCCTTGATCTGATCTTCCGCGGCCTTGAGCTTGTCGGCCTCTGCGCCCTTGGTCAGGGTGTCGAGTTGGGACCTGAGTTGGGTGAGTTCGCGAGCCAGTGCTCTATTGGGGTCCGGCTGTGCGCCGGGATGCTGCTGAAGCTGCCCAAGGTTGATCCCGTACATGCGGGCTACTTCGGCGATGCCGGCGCGCGGATCAGTGCTCAGAAGTTTGTCGGCTTCGGCCAACCTGCGGATATACTCCACGGGCGGCGCGCCAACCTGCTTCAGACGCTCCTGATACGGCGATAGCACCTCTTCGTAGCTGCTGAGGGCCTTGAGCCGCTCCCCATCGGTCGTGAACCTCTTGTGGATCTCGCTTTCCCGGTCGGCCCAGTATTTCTGGACAGAGGGTGGAAGCTTGGCCCACTCGCCTTTCACGTCCGCCGGCAGCGACTGCGGCGCCTCGATGACCACTGGCTGTGGGTCGGGCGTCTGTGCGGTCTGGGGACCGCCGGGAACCTCGTTTGCCGCGGGAGCCTTGTCGGCTACGACCTTCGGCTGAAACCTACCGTCTTCGCCATGGACCGGCTGCTTGGCGAGAATCTCGCGGCCGATGCGGTCCATGCTGTCGAACAGAGAGGGTTTTGCGGCCGGCGTCTCGGACGTTGTCGTCGCGGGCGCTGACGGCGTGCCTTCGGTGCTCGACGAAACCTGTTCCTCGTTCATATATCACCGCTCATAGGGTTAGGCAATTGACTTGCGCAGTTGCGCCGGCAGTTCGTCCTTGGACAGGCGCTGAAACGGCGCGTCGCCCATATCCTTCGGCTTGCCTGCGTCGGGGTTGTGCTCGCCGCGCTGGCGCACCGCGTACTTGCGTGTCCGGTAGGTCGGCCGGTACTCGCTCGGGTCGACCTCGCGCACCTGATGGACCTTCATTTCCTCGCGGCGCTGCGATCGGCTGGTGACGGGCTTGCCCGACAGGGGCGACTTGTAGGCCACGTCGCGCATGAGCATTGGGCACGCAATGCGATCAGGTGCGGCGAAGGCCTCGCCGGTCTTGCGCTCGACAAGGTTGCCTGCCTTGTCGAAGAGATAGCGGCCTCTAGCCACGAGCCTTGGCCCAGCCGTCGATCAGGATCGCTCTGTCGCGCTCCAGTCGATCGGGCTTGCTGAAGAACCATGGGCTGATCAGGTGGTGGTAGTTGCGCAGAAAGACCTGCCGCGCGAGGTCGGCCGCCACTTCGGCGGTCCACCAAGGCACATGGACAACCGTGTCGGTCATTCGTCGGCCTTGTCCGCGCACGAATCCCAGGCCGCCTTGATCGGGTCGTCATCGTGTCCGCCGCGCACCTGGTGGAGATGGTGCATCAGCACCTCCACGCGCTTCTCCAGGATTGCGATGCGGTCGTCTGCGGTCGGCTCGGTCTTACGGGGTGCCTTCATCGGTCTCTCCTGTTGTTGAATCAGCCGCCGGTATCCCAGAGGCGGACACCGTCGAGCGGGTTACCAATCAACTCACATCGCTTCCACAGGTCAGCAAATTCCTCGCTGGTGACGATCGGCAAAACCTGCTCGGTCCTGCACCGCATCAATTCCAGTTTTCGGACTGTCGGGTCGCTGGCGACGTTGATGCGCTCCCAGATTGCGGCCTTTCTACCCTCGGAAGTGCTCCAGTCGTGCCGCGGCAATCCCAAGTCTTCGCGCGTCATCTCGCGCGGTTTGGCCCATCGGTTCGTCCACCATTCGGTGAGTGGCTCCGGATAGTTGGCTTGGGCCAAACGTTGCATCTGCCAGTTCTGGAACCCGCTCACCGCGCGCCTCCATTCGGCCTCTGGCCCTGCTGCATGCGCGCCTTGGCTTGGGCGTCCATGACCTCCATCTTGAGGCCGTGGCCGTGCTCTGCGGCTTCCGCGTCGCGCTGCTGGGCCTGGGCGTCCATTTGCTGCTGGCGCTCAGCAAAGGCCATGTCGGCCGCCTGCTCTTGGCGCTTCATGCCAAGTTCCTGCTGCTTGATGCCAAGCTCCTGCTGCATCATCGCCAGTTCGGCCTGCATCTCCTGCATCTTCAGTTGGAACTCGGCTTGCTTGGCCTGCAGGTCCATCTGCGTCTTGTCCTGCTCGGCCTTGGCCTTGACCTGCACCATCTGCACGTCGGCCTGAGCCTTCTGCATCTGCGCCTGAGCCTTGACCTCTTCGGCCTGCACCTTCGGGTCCTTCTGCTGAGGCTGCGGGTTCTTCGCCATCTCCTCCAGTTTCTTCACCCACGTATCCAGCAGGTCTTCAGCCTCACGCCCCAGCTTGAACATCCGCGCGAACGCCGAGGCCAAGCCAACAGCGATATCCGGCGGCATGTAGCCCATCTGCACGGCAGGGCCGACCGACTCGAAATACGAGCCCAACCCCGTGATAAAGCCCGAGATGTTCTGCTGTGCCCGCGTCAGGTCCGCCCGGATGGTCGAATCCGTCTCGATCTCAATCCGGTATTCCCGCTGCAGGTCGTTCTGCAGCAGCTTCATTTGCTCGTCCGTGAGCATCACGTCCGTGACGGCAGCCCATGCCGCCTTGTCCCAGACATAGGCCATCAGGTCGGCCATCAGCCGGTACAGGTCGCGGGCATAGCGCTGCACGTCGCGCTGGGCTTCCTGAAGCCTGAGGCTGCCCCACTGGGCCTTGATCTGCTGGGCGCCGAGCGTCTCGTCCGGGTCGGTCTCGCCCCGCTGGATGTCAGAGACGCCCGTGAACTCAAATACCTGCTGCTTGGCTTGGTCGCGGGCAACGTAAAGGGCCTCCACGACCTTGACGATTTGCTCGATCGGCCACATCCAAATGGCCTTGTCGATGCCGCCATTGGCCATGGACCGGCCGGCATCGTCCGCCGCGGCCATCTCGCCGTCGTCCAGGGCCTTCAGCTTCTCGACGATTGCGGCATAGGCGCCGTCGTACAGGCCTTTGGCCTTCAGAACCTTGATCAGACCGATGATGCGGGTCGTGATCCGGTCCATCTCGTCCGCGAGCGGACGCCACAGCATGAACTCGCAGACAGGCGTGGTCGTGTTGGTGCGCTTGACCTGATAGAGCGGCTCGGGGATCGGGAAGAAGTCGCGCAGATCGTAGGGGTCTTCGTCGACCTTGAGCGGCCCGGCATCGTAGGACTCGGCAAACCAGTAGACCTGCCGCGTCTCCTTGTCCCAGACCTCCCACACCAGGGCACGCTTGAACGAGTCGGGGACCGTGTCGCCATTCTTGGGCGGGGTGTCGCCCACGGCCACGTCCAGCTTCACCTGGCCGCCCACCTTGGCGTTCAGCTTGACCAGTTCCTCCCTGGTCATCCGATGCCGGAAGGCGATCCACGGCCAATCTTCGAACGTCTTGCCCGGCCCGTGGCGGAAGTCGTCCCACTGGACGTGCTCGCACTTGAGCGTCTTCGTGCCCTTGGGGGCGATCAGGACGCGCACGCGGGTGACGCCGCGGCCGGGAAGCTGCCGATCGCGAACAGCCGCCTGCATGGCGCCGTCGAAGTTGTAGCGCTCGCTCTGGACGGTCAGGGCGCGCTCAAGCGCCGTCGAGACCTGCTTGCTGTCCTCCTGCTTCTGCTTGGCCTGGGCCATCTGCTGCTGGAAGGCGATCACTTCCGGCGGGGGCGGCATGCCGTCCATCGGAGGCCCGCCGTTGTGGCCCATCTGGGGCGGCGTCGGCTGCGCGATGTCGAAGCGGCGGCGCACGTCCGGGCTGGGCTCGCTGTTGTACAGCGCCGGGACCGTCGTCTGCGTGTTGGCGTACAGGATGTTGAAGCCCTGCGTCTTGCCGCGGGCGTAGCGCTTCAGCGTGTCCTCGCCGTCCTTGCGCCACTCGGATTCGTCAGTGCTGGCGAGATCGATAGCCTGCAGCCAGAACTTGGCGAACTCGCTGGGGCTCTTGGTGGTCTCGGCCCTGGTCTCAACCGTGCCGGATGCCTGCTGGGCGGTGTCGTCAGCCATCCCGGTCCATCCTCTTAGCCTGGCGCTCGACCATCTCACGGAAGGTCAGGTTGCTGGTCATCCGGCCGCTGCCGTCCGTGGCGCCGATGTAGATTTCCGGCTTGGGGACGGGCGCCGGCTCTGCGGCGCGCAGCTCACGCCATGCCATGGCCAGATAGCGAAAGGCGTCGGCGGCATGGCTGGACCAGTCGTGCACGGCAATCTTGGCCAGCGTGCGGGCCTCTTCGTCGTACTTGGCGTGGTAGCTCCGCAGGGCATCCAAGCCGCGCTCGCAGCGCTCAGCATCGAAGCGGCAGCGGGGGATCGTGACGCGGGCCGCCTGGATGCCGTCTGCGAACGAGTGGTCGGGGATCAACTCGGGCGTCAGCTTCAGCGACTGAAGCGTTTCAACGCGCGTGCGGCCGGTGCCCCATTCCTTGACCTTGGCGTCGTGCGGCATGAAATGCCGGCCGTAGGGATAGCCGCGCTCCTTCAGGACGTTGACGTAGTGCTCGGCGCCAGCGCCCGACGACTCATAGTAGTCGATGACGTTCAAGCCGCCGGCCAGCACTTGGAAGAACCAAATAGCCGTGCTGTCGTCCACGCCCAGATCCCAAGCCGTGTGTACCGGCTGCTCAGGATCGGCCATCAAGTCACAGATGCGCCCATCCCTCTCAGCGTCGGCCATCTCCTTGGAGAAGTACGCCCCCAGCACCGCCGCATCGAAGCTGCAGCGATATTCCTGCTCGCACATGGCCTCGCCAAAGACCTCGCCAAACTCTGCCACGCGGTCCTTGCGGATGGCCTCGTAGCGCTCAGGTGTGACGATGCCGGTATCCTCGATCGTCAGGACCTCAGAGAACCATTCCTCCGGGTGCTTGCGGGCTTTCTGCAGCATCCGGTGGGCATGGTTCTTGCCGCGCGGCGTGGTGATGAACACCCCCCACCCGCCGTTTTCCTCGAGGATGGGCGACAGGTAGGCCCATGCCGCAGGGTCGGCCAATGCCCATTCCGAGAACACGATGCCGATCGGCGGCGAGCCGACCAGGCTGTTGAAATTGTCGCTGCCAACAAGCTGCCACATCGACCCGCACTTGAGTTCAATGGCCATGTCCTGGCTGCGCGTGCTCTTGCGCAGTTGCAGCGGGAAAGCCTCGTCTATGCGCTTCAGGCCGGTGTGCGGGTTGATCGCGTCCCACACGGCCTTGCGGGCTTGGTTTGCCTGCGGGAGCATGTGCCAGTAGACGCCCTTGCGCTCGTGGGCTGCCGTCGCTGTCCAGTGCAGGACCACGTCGTCCTTGCCGGCGCGGCGGTGCCAGATGGGGATGGCCCGCTTGCACCCCTGCTCCATGCGGCGCCAGAAACGGCGCTGGTAGGGTCGCGGCGTCCAGTTGTTGGGCAGGATGATCTCAGCCATCGGAGAACTTCCGGATGACGACCGTCACAGGCCCTTCCCCGCCCTCGCCCGTCAGCGCCTGGGGCGCCTTGCCGTAGGCGCGATCAAGAATCTCCTTAGCGGCGGCTACGCGCGCAGCATCACTCTCGCTGCCCTGCATGATGCTGACGAGCGTCTTCAGCGCCTCGGGGGTATGTTTTCCCGCCAGCGCCTTGATGTCCCGCGTTGCCTTGTTCGGCGTACCCTTGACGCGGCCTCCTGTCTTTCGACCGGCCGCCATCTACTCGGGTCTATTTTTGAATGACACGTCGAAGCCCCGTCATGAGCGTTCGACGCCTATTTGGGGCGATGGGAATTTTGCCCTGTCAAGCGGCTTGTGCGAATCGGCGGACGGATAGCCGTCTCAGGGCCGTCAGGAGCGACGGCGATAGGCCGGCTGCGATTCGATGGTCGCGCCGCTTCTGGGCGATCAGCTTGGGGTGCCGGCCAAGGTGCTCCCCGATCTCGGCGTCCGAGTAGCCGGCGCCAGCCATCCTGCGCAGAGAGGCGGTA